AGTCATTCCATTTGGGTATTTTGTACTTAATGCACGATAATTTTTATCTGCTTTCTTTCCACACTTCGGACATACTTTGTTTGGAATTACTTCGTTATGGAAATACTCATCGTCATATCCATAACTTTCTACAGTATATCCACAATGTTCACACTCATATACTGCCTGAAAATCTCGGCGATGTTGTGATATTATTTTCTTTATCTTCATAATTCATTTACTTTTAATATATTCCTTCCTGCTTATAATTTAATAATTTCACTTTCCTCCATCGTATCAAGAGGAGACCATTCAAGTTCTGTTTCCTTGCTCATTTCGCAATCGTCGCCAAATTCATCGTCCCATACTTGGTAATATTGGTTCCATACACTAAGAGACAGGCACCCATTACGTTTGACAACACAAGTAAGTGTGTCTTTTTCATTCTTAAGGTTTGGAAGTTCCTCTTTTGAATTGTGCCACCTAAAAGTTGTTCCATTTTCAATAATTTTTCTTTCCATATTTTTACTTTTCTTTTAATTGTTATTATCTTAATTCTAATTCTGCATTGCATTCCTTTGAATAGTCAAAGAGCATACTCGCAATAATGATACGTATATCGTCATTTACAACAAACTCGTTTACACCTTCAGGCGAGTTGTTTGTCATCTTAACAGACGCAATGTTAAGAAAATCCATTGCCTGCTTTAGAGTTTGAAGATACTTAGCAAAGATGTAAGCATTTCCCACCATAATGACGGCATCGTTTGCAATAACTTTCTTACCAGTTCTCTTTGTCTTCTCGTGTTCCATCTCTCCAGTGCCATCGCATATAGGGCAATCCATCAAGCGTTCGTGGGTGTGCAAATGATTGTCCTTGTATTCCCAATACACCTCTCCTGTACCATCGCACTCTTCGCACTCCACGGCATCTTCGATGACAACTTCTTCATCAACCAAAGGACACGCCTCTAATGCTTTGTTTAATGCTTCAATAGTGATAGTCTTTTCACAAGGATATTCTAAGTTAGGCATTGGCAAACTCTCCTTAATATATTCGCCAACAAGAATTTCGGGATTTACCCTAATAAGAGTATACCCATCAGTACTCCATACCTCGTTGTACCTCGTATTGAAAAACGGATAGGAGCGCAAGTTGTTAGAATTGCTTTTATCGCAGAACTTATTTAGCAGTTCCGCTTCATTATTTATCTTCATAATATTTACTTTTTACGTTTTTTTCTCTTACTTGCGTAAGGTGCTGACCCTGCACGTGATTTGCTCTTTTTGTTAGGTAGATAACTACAATCTATCATTTCTACAGGTTTTATGGGAATGACATATTCCATTCTTAATTCGTCCATATATTATTTTTTATAACATTCACAATTAATATTTGGACACTCCTCAAATCTTTCATTAAGGAACGTCCAGCAGTCTATCGTGTCTACCCCGTTTGCACAATGGCAAATAGGATGGGTGCAGTGTTTAGGGATTATCTTCTTCATACTCTATTTTCTTATAAGTTTCTTCTATAGCTTTGAAAATCTCAAACGCCACTTGAGGAACCCACGCATTTCCTAACGCTTCGATGCTTTTACTTCTCCATTTTGCGAAAGAAATGGTAAGGTCAGCCACTCTAAAGGGTAGCCCATCATCTCTGTTACATACAGGGGATTGAGTTGGGAAGTCTTTGAAGTCGGGTTCATCAATTCTGCAATTTTGTCTGTGAGATTTGACTTGTGCCTGTTGTTCGAGCAGTTCCCTCTTAAAACCTGTGCTGTTACAGTCGAAAGTAAATCCAAATTCATGAAAACTGTCTTGCCTTTTTCGTCGCAAACTTTCAGTCCCTGCGTTTGCGGAGTTGGCAACATATTGCCCGCCACAAGGTCTTTCAATGTTGCGGAATACACTTTCCCGTTCCGAAGCCTTTTCCCTTTTGTAAGTTTGGCTGCCCCTCCCTGCGCATCTCCAGCAATCGGTGTCGGCATTAAGTCTCGCAACAATCCATACCCTATCTCTTCTGTGGGGTGCTCCGACGGCACAAGCCGGAATAACAAACGGTTGGACGGAATAACCTGCTCGCTCAAGGTCTTCACAGATGACTTCAATTGTGAATTTCTGTTCCTTTCGGTATATGAAATTCTCGTCGAACAAATCGTCTGTACGTCCCAGCTTAGTCTCTTTGCCGGGCTGTACCATTGAGAGGAGACCAGCAACATTTTCGCCAACAACCCAAGTGGGCTGTATCTGCCGTATTGCCCGTAACATTTCCGCCCAGAGGTAGCGGTTATCTTCCGCTCCCCTTCTCTTCCCTGCAACACTGAATGGCTGACAAGGAAATCCTCCTGTGAGCACATCGATGTGTCCTCTCCATTCTTTGAAATCTGTTTTCGTAATGTCTTCATAACTAATTGAATTTGAAAACCAATACTCTAAAACTTTCCGTTGGAACTCTTGTATTTCGCAATGAAACACATTAGTCCAACCGAGCCACGAGGCAGCGAGTTCTGCTCCACCTATGCCTGAGAATAAAGATGCGTGTGTGAGTTTCATACGCTTGCTTGATAATTCGGGTTATCGTGGATATTGCTGACTACCTGTACATCGTAATCCCGCATTATAATTCCTATATCATCGAAATATGTTGCCTTGCTGCTCAACTCATCTTTAAATCTAAATGAGCCGTTGAACCATATAACTACAGCTTTTAGATTATTGCCGATGGTTACAATATCCCCCTCAAAGATTTTGTTCCCATTTTTATCTTTCAGTCCCGTGTACTGACCAATGGTGTCAGGGATTACACGGTCTCTTTTCGACATTTCGGTACACTCGTAGCCAAAAGACGACAATTTCTCTCCAAATATGGCTACGTCTCCGTTTTCGTATTGAAGCAAGTCTCCATATATCCACTTGCCATTATACTCTAATTTTCCTCTGAATAATATTTCTCTATTCATATTACTTCTTTGTGTTAATAGATTGCACTCTATGTATATACTTTATGGCGTATTGATAACGTGTCATTCCGTTTGCATCTGTGAAATAGATATCACAACCGTGGTCACAGAACCGATAAACCTTTACTCCGTTACACTCAAACAAGAACTGTACATTGTAGTCTTTCAACCTTTGTTCGTATTCCAGCTTCCGTATCTGCTCCTTTGTCAGCTTCGGCTTAGGAGGCTCTGGCTTCTTTCTAATCTCATAGCCACAAGAACTGACTACAAATGCTAATACTGATAATAAAATTAGTTTCTTCATATTAAGACTCTATTTAAATGTTATTTACCTTCAGTTAAGAAGTCAAGAACGAAGTAACGTGTAGGCTTTACAGGGAAACATAACTCTGTTACCCACGTTTTATCTGTATACTCGACCACCTCGTAATATCCAGAGTTATACTCGCATAAAAGCAACGTGGGACGTGTTGGACGTGGATAATCTTCAGTAGAAAGCCACAGTTTATTAGGAAAATTCTCAACTGAGGTCAGCCATTCATACGTAGAATGGAAAGAGTAATCTCCGTAAGATAACATTGGTCGTTCATTCCACCAAGAACGATGGAGCCTTACTGCCTGCAATGGAAAACTATCTTTCTTAAATTTCCCAAGCAAGTATATCCCTTTTTCAGACAATGGGGTGCTGCTTATCAATTCTTCCAAACTCCCCGTCCATCGGGGGACGGATTTATCAAAATATTCCACACATTTCTTCTCTAACGCATATTGCTCTGATATGCGCTTTCTCTCTTTGCGTTTCTCAAAATACGCTTTTATTATTTTTGCTATCATATTACTTTTCTTCTTTTAGTTCCTTGAATAATCCCATATAAATATTGTCAGGACCAAATGCAACACTACAAACAGCATTACAAATTATTTCGCAACTTCTTCTATCAAGTGCGCAACCATCACAATGTTCATCAGATATTACAAAAATGTATTGTTTATCGTTTATTGTTATTCCGTTCATTCGGTTACATCTTTAAAGTTAATTTTCTGTTGTAAATACTTTTCTGCATACCACTTCTTGTACGACTTACCACTTATCCACCAATCAAACATATCGTCAGGAGTTGAGTCGTAGCACTCAAGTCCTTTTTCTTTTAGTTTGGCACACGCTTTTACCCAATTCTTTTTGACGTGCGGATAATCTTTTAACTCTCGCACTTTCTGTTTGAAAGAAGACATTGGACAACATATACAACCAATGCGCCTATACCCGTTATCATATAAGCTGCAATGTTCTATGTTATTAGCGTTAAGGAACGTCCAAACATCATCGTCTGTCCAATATAGAATAGGGCTAACAACTATCTTTTCCTTGCCATTTCCCATACATTGCACAAGACTTTCCTCGTGTTCTGAAAATTGGTCAAAGTTCCATTGCTTGCGCTTCTTAGGATTTGCATTTGTACGCTCAACGATTTCTCTCTTTGACCGCCTTACGCTTTCTGCTTTTCTCACGCCTATTAGCGTTACATATCCTGCTCCTGACGTTTCTTTATATTCAGCACAACACCATCGAAATCGCATTGTAGGTAATATACCCTTTTTGACTGCCATATTATAAATGCTCATCTTTGGCTTTATCATTTTGACTTCGGGATAGTTCTTTCTAACAAAGCGAATCACTTCGGGAGGGTCTACGCTTGTTAAATTCATATACGCCTTAAACTTTACATCTGCCATTAAGGTGAGATGATACAAGACTTGACTATCTTTCCCACCGCTAAAGGCTAACCAAAACCCCTCGTCATTCATTGATAGGGCAAGCCGTTCAGCTTTCTGTATTACCTTTATGGAGTAGTCTATTTTCTTCTGTAAACTTGGTGTTATTCCGTTCATAACTATTAGGTGTCGTTTTGTTAATTGTTTAACTTTTACGACTTAAAAAACTTAAATTGTTTGTTTCATTATTTATTAATTTCTATCTTTGCATCGCAAATTGTTCATAGGAGGCATCCTCCTTTCGGTGAGCTACCAAAAATCACCGTCCTCGTCTCGCAAAAGAGATTAAGCCTGCAATCCTGTAAGTTGTGGGCTTTTTTGTTGCACTTTGGTAGAGTGCAACGAGCGTTCCAATACAGGTTGGACGCAAACAAGAAAGGAGGTGTTTTGAATGAGCAATTTGCAAGAAGACGGCTTGATTAGAACCTTTTGCCGTTACATCGTAAAGAATGGGAAGCGTATCTATCCTAAGAATAGTCAGTTTTTCTCTTTCTTGGTGAAACCAAAAGTAGGTTAAGCCAATCTTCGGGAGTGCTTACAGGGCACTTTTTTTCTCATAATCCCAATGCTTGTTTAATTTGTTTCTTATAGTGTTCGTTGGCTGCCTGCTTGGCTACTGAAAGTGAGATATAACAACTGATAAAATAGCTATTACAGAATAAATGAAATTTGTTATAAATAAATTCTATTCTGTAGAACCAATTAAAAACTGTTACGGCAAGGTATGGTCCATCTTTGTGAACTCTTTGCCATTTCAATTTTGGCAAACTCTCAACCATACTCTCACGCCCTGCGTTGAAAGCTGCTTTGATGTCATTTTCCTGATACAAAGGTCCATTAAAGAAATTTATATCTTTGAAGCGTATAGCGTTCTCTTTTGCCTTTGTAAGATACTCTTCTGCTAAATCTTTCTGTGTCATAACCCCAACCTTTCCTTAACTTTCTTTTTATAGATATTGTTCGCAAATTCTTTCGCCTTTGATAAGGTAGAACGAGTACACAAAGTTTCTCCGTCGTAAACTACTTCAAACCCACCTTTCAAAAGCGGGTAAATAGAAAACATACCTACGAAAGTAGTTGCCGACATTCCGCCTTTCCACACCGTCCAGTCTAACGGCTTTATACCTTTGTAGGCATCTTCTAAACCTGCTCTATAAGCATCTTCTATTAGACGCAATACAAAGTTCCTATTAGGAAATTTTCTTTTTAACGCTCTTGCGTTCTCCATATAAGAGGCGCATAATTTATTCATTGTTTTTGTATTCATATTGATTTTGGTTTAATTTTATATTTCCTCATAAGTTACAGGTTGTTCAATCTCAACCTCTTCGAGATTCTCAAATATTTTACTAACGCTGAAAGGAAATTTACCATTATTAGTTCTCCCAACGCAAAGAACCATATCGTCTAAAGGGCTTGACATATACCATATATAGGCAAACCCCACATTGACTGCTTTATCTCCACGCCTAATATGTATTAAGGTGTAGTAGTCAGTACCTTTCGAGGCATATACACGGCAACCTTTTTTCTTAAGTTCCTTAGACACCCTAAGTAAATTATTATGCACACTCTCCATTCTTCTTTCTAATATAGTCATATATGGTAGTCTATTAATTTATTAATATTGCTTGCGAAGCTTGCAAGCCACGCCTGATCAATAGGCGTAATAATTACTTAAAATCATTATGTTAAAGACTTGCATTTTTCAAAACATCATAAGCATTACACTTCCATCTTCCGTTTTGAGAGGAAGATGCCTTGCTGTATCTTATTAAACCCTTTGCGCAAAGCTCTGTAAACCTGCGCAAACCTCCGACAATCGAAACCGACTCATCTTTGCTGAAAGACTTATCGTTTAAAACTATTTTCAAAATCTCTTCATTCATTGCTCTTTTATTATTATCTTTGTACTATTGTTATTTATATTGTAATGCAAAGGTAATAAATATATTTAGATTAATCTAAGATTAAACTAAATAATCAATCCGTATTATGATATTTTAAGATTTCAAATATATCTATAAACAAAGAAAAAATGTGCTTATGCGTATCCGATAAATAAGATAAAATACTAAAAACAGCTAATATATAATAGGTTAGACAAGTTATGGCACAACACTTTTAATGTTGGGGTCATGGGTTCGAGCCCCATGCGGATCACAGAATAGGGGAGTTAATAACTCTCCTATTTTATTGATAATGAGGAGTTTGCAACTGATAGTCAGAAAGTTATAATAAAATTAGGATTAACGCTAAGTGGGATATAACGGACATTAACGGACAATAACGGTTATAGTTTTGTACCCTATGCGATACCATCTGTGATACCAAAAAACAAATAATTATATGAAATACGCTATGGTTAGACTTGTGTTTGATAGAAAACACGTTGCAACGAAAGACAAAAAAGGATTGGTACAGCTGGAAGTTATGCACGAAAGGAAACGCAAATGGTTCTCGACAGGAATAAAAGTGTACGCTGACCAATGGGACGAACGATACAAGGTTGTCAATTCGCCACACACTTTTGAATACAACGACACTTTAGACGCACAGCTGAAGCAGGTACAGGACTTCATAAAGGACGGAATACAACGCAACGTTCCTTTCTCGTTCGATGAGCTTACAAGTTTTATGAAACGCACAAGTTCCAATGATAGCAGCCTGACGTTTATAGAGTTCATTGCAGAACGACTGCTTGACCGTGGCGACATTAGGGAAAGTACAAAGAGGGTACACAGAACTCTATTGGCGGCACTCGAAGAGTTTAAATACATAGAACACTTCTCCGACATAACAACAGCCAATATCGCAAGATTTGATGACTGGCTGCACGGTAAGGACTACCTGCAGACAACCATCTACGGTTACCACAAGCGACTGAAAGCATACATCAACGAGGCTATAAGGTTCGATTACTTAACAGCCAACCCATATAGCAAACTAAAAATTGAGCGTGGAAAGTCTAAGGGCATAAAGTACCTGACAATGGACGAACTGAAACGGATAGAAAGCTGTACGATTATAGATAAAGCCGTGGAGCGTGTCAGGGACTTGTTCATATTCCAGAGTTACACAGGTCTTTCATACGGGGACTTAGCGAAATTCGACTTCTCGAAAACGGAGAAACAGGGAAGCTGCTATGTTATCAGAGATACAAGGCAAAAGACAAACGAGGATTATTTCGTGATGATACTCGACAAGGCAATGCAGGTTTTAAAGAAATACAACTACAAACTACCTATCATAAGCAACGGAAAGTACAATCAGTATTTGAAAGTCGTTGCATCGTATGCAAAGATAGACAAACCCATTTCCACACACTGGGCGAGGCATACTTACGCTGTTATGGCTTTATCGCTTGGTGTGAAGATGGAGCATATCTCAAAGATGCTCGGACACTCGTCCATCAAAATAACCGAAAGCACGTACGCAAAAGTTCTCGCCACAGACATAAGAAAAGATTTTGAAATGATGCAAGAAAAATTAAAACAACAACCATAAGAAATGTTTCTTTCTTTTCTTTGTTTTTCTTTCTTTTAATTGTGAAAGAATGTAAAAATAGAAAAAACGAAAAATTTTTTCTCGTGCGTATTATAATAATATTTTTCTTTTCTTTTTCTTTTCTTTTTATATAATATATTATATATATAGCTTTATCCTAACCGCACGTGCGCGCGAGGGTTAAGAAAAATAAATAGAATTAAACAAAAATAAAGACTTTAAAGATTAATTGTTAAAACAAAAAGACTGAAAATGCAAATTGCGACAAATAAGGAACATTTAAAACTCAAAATATTGATACATTTATAACTATCTGTTGTATAGAAAATTATACGGTACTGCGACAAATAGGGAATATATTTTGCGTTTTTAAATTAAATACTTATAATATACTAATAATCAACTTGTTATATATAATAGCGACAAATAGGGAATATGTTTTAAAATGCGCCAAAACTAAATGTTAAATTAGACTTTTAAAAAATAGGGTGTTTTACTATAAAAGACGAGTAACTGCGACAAATAGGGAGCATTTTTTATAATCAAATTAATATCTTTGTAACATATTAATAAACAGATAATTACAAAGATATGCGACAAATATGGAAGTTGTTTTAAAAAATAAATTTATTATCTCATAATGCGTTGTATAACAGTTAATTATACGCAAGTGCGACAAATAGGGAATATGTTTTTCTACTATAGATTTTAATAGAAAAAAGGGAGCTTAATTTCTCGCTCCCCTTTTTGCCTACGTTGTCTTGTCTCTCCAATCTCCACTGTGGGGACTTCTTTCTATAGAGAAAACATTTTGTATGGTGTACATATATATTGTGGATTAATACTTAATATTCTAATGGGTGTGTTTAGTGCTATCTTCGCAACTGTAATTGAAATTAAGACAGAGTATGATTGACGAGGTAAAATATAAGGGCTTTACGGCTGCAGGTTCTGATTATGACTGTGGCGATGGCGAATTGGCTGCCGTAATGGGTTTGCTGCCTGACAATGTTAGTGCAGGTGGTAATATTAGCCTTTCGGGCATTCAGGAGGCTAAGACAGTGCTTAAATTGGGTAGTAAGGATAGTACGGTACTATATGTGCATCGTGGAGATAAGTATACAAACTATATTATAGTTGATGTTGGTTATAATGCTGCGTCTAATGGTTCTATCGTTGCGAGCAAGTCTAACTTATACAGGGGAGGGCATTTGTATTGGTCTGTCAATGGAACGGACATTCACGAACTTTGCGATTTAAAAGATGATGGCTTGTATCGCATATCTTCTGTTGGAAACACATTAATTCTACTTACAACATCAGGCGTGCGATATCTTTTATGGGAGAGCGAAAGGAACGCTTATAAAATATTAGGTAGTGAAATACCTGATGTATCTCTTCTCTTTGGCTTGCAAGGAGAATTGAAACAGAGCGACAAGCTGGACGTTTCAATTGTGAATTTTGACAAAGGAGTAAGTAAAGCTGAATGGGGTGGCTTCTTGAATGATAGATTAAATGGCAAGTCCACGCTGCGCCTGAAGATTAGGGATAGTGAAAAGAAAGAGATAACAGATTACGTGTTGGGGTATGTGAATAAGTTTATAGCAGAAAATTACGAACGCAACGGCAAATTTATCTACCCATTCTTTGTACGATATGCTTACCGTTTATATGACGGCAGCTTAACGAAACACTCTGCGCCTATATTAATGATACCGTCTACAGAATGCAGCCCTATATGTATGGAAGAGGGTATGAACTTTTATAAGGCAGGGGATAAGGTGTTCTTTTCCACAACACAAATAAGCTACCGTGTGTTTGGAATGGTATGCGATTTAGACTACATCGTAACAGATGATGCAAGCGTAATTGAGAAGCTTAAAACCTGGAAAGATATCGTTAAGTCGGTTGATGTATACATTTCAGCTCCTATATATACATACAAACAAAGTGGCGACATAGAGTATTTAAATATAACGCCTGTTCTGTCATCTGATATGACCACTGTAAAATCTGTTTGCAACTTAAAAGAAGTGCAGGCGGAGGGTAAATATAGCGATTGGAGCTGGATTACAGCTTATAAGAAGAAGTTTAATGTGCCTGACGGTGCGCAATATGCGGACGTTGGTTTTAAGGCGAGTATTGAAATTCCAAAAGTACCATTTAAAACAGTATTAGAGAATGTAAAGACGTGCCGTGATTTCTATCTCCTCAAAAGCATTAACATAGAAGAACTAACATCGGGAGTTAGAAAGAAGATAGACATTGATGAGTACTTCCTTAAGGCTCTTGTGAATAGACAGACGATGGCAGACGATTACGACAGCCACGATAGACTTACTGCAAAATATTCGTTTGTGTACAACCAACGCTTAAATCTTACTGGGCTTTCAAAGAAGCTGTTTAGTGGCTTTAATCCATCGGCTGTAAATACGGCTGTAAACTCTGACGGCATAGAAGCTGCAGAACAGAAGATGAGCAAGGTGCGTGCGTATGTATACGTTAAACAAGGTGGGCGCAACATAGTGGTTGAAAGCGACACAAAGGATATATTCTGTAATGTGCCTATCTATTACTTCTATTATCCAAACGCAAATGCCTATAAGGCTATCATTCGCATACAAGGGGACTGGGAATTTGGCGAATGGAATGCAAGCAAGGAACGCTACTTTGAACTACCGCTCGAAAGTCATATAGGGCTTAACGGTGCATTTTGGTTTGGTAATTTTAGACGGCTGGGCGATATGAAAGAGTTAGATACAGAAGCCTTTAATGGCGTTAATATTCCTATCGTATCAACAAGTGCCAATAGAACTGTAAATATAGCTAACAAGATATACACTTCAAAGGTGAACAACCCCTTTGTATTTCCTATTTTAGGCATTACCACAGTCGGTGTTGGTGAAGTATATGGTATCTCCACTGCTGCAAAGGCTCTTTCAGAAGGTCAGTTTGGACAGTTTCCATTGTATGCTTTCACATCTGATGGCGTGTGGGCTTTGGAAGTTATGTCCAATGGTGCTTATTCGGCACGCCAGCCCATTACAAGGGACGTGTGTGTGGATAATGATAGCATAACACAAGTAGATAGTGCTGTGCTGTTTGCAACGACACGAGGAGTTATGATGTTGTCGGGTTCTCAAAGTACCTGCATTACAGAAGTATTAGAGAGCGAAGATGCGTTTAATATGGGTTCTTTGCGCTTTGGATCTGAAATTATAAAGTTGGCAGGTCTGTTAGATAAACACTTTGATTATATACCTTTTAAACAGTACATACAAGATAGTGGAATGGTGTTCGATTACACACATCAACGTATTGTGCTGTACAATCCCACAAAGGCGTATGCGTATGTATATTCGCTCCGTACGAAGATGTGGGGTATGATGACGAGTTCTATTACTCACGGTGTTAATTCATACCCACAGGCATTGACTATGTGTAGCGATGGTAGCTTAATAGACCTTTCAGAATATGAGAATAGGAACGATGCAAAATTTCTATTTGTTACACGTCCGCTAAAATTTGGTGTGCCTGACGTATTAAAGACTGTTGAGAGTATCATTCAGCGTGGACACTTTAATGATGGTAGCGTTAAAATGGTGCTGTACGGTTCTGTAGACCTTAACAGCTGGAATATAGTGTGGTCCTCTGAAAATCACTATCTGCGTGGCTTTAGTGGGTCGCCTTACAAATACTTTCGCATTGTAGGCTTTGGCAGCCTTACAACGTCGCAAAGTTTGAGCAATGCAAGTGTATCGTTGCGTGGCAGGTTTAATAATCAGTTGCGTTAATGAATAACTAATGATTAAAAGGTATTATAATTAAGTTTGCAGGTATGATAACAAATATTGAATTAGATATAAAGAGGAAAGACGTTTACAACGAAGTGGCGAGGATTAGTGGCTACGTTGGCGCAAAGAGCTTTAAAGAGCAGGACGGACAAGCGGATACTTATACTCGCATAGCTATTACGGATAGTGATAATGAACTATTGGATAGGTATTGGGAGGACTGTTGTGGAAAGGTGGCTGGCGAGTTGCAACGCTTTATAAAGGATATTGTGTCAAACGATAAAAGTAACGATGCCACATTTATAATACAGCCTTTGAGCGATGTAGCACAAAGGAAGACAGTATTGCAAAAGGATTTGTTTAGTTGTTTTGTGAATTTCATTCTGTGCAAGTGGTTTGAATTGACAGACAAGGAACGTTGCGAATATTACTTTGCAAACTACAATGACTTTATAAAGGGCATAAGACGCAAGCTGTGTATGAAGTTTGCACCTACAAAAGCTAATTTTGAATAACAAAGAATATGGCAAAGACAGAAATTAAAATTACAATAAAGATTGGTGAGCTGTTCTATGACATAGCCACAAAGACATATCTTGCAAATCGTACGGCTATGAGTGGAGACAAGTATGAGGAAGCAGCCGATGCAATCACAGATAGTTCGGAGGAATGTGAGAACGAACTGTATAGAAGCATACAGAGTGCTATTGCAAAGCTACGCACTCATTTAGGCAAGTATATATATAACTATGAGGAAGTGGAGGAAATAAACAACAGTCTTAAGAACGATGTTAAGCGTTCTGTAGACAAAGGATATGTATTTGTTTTTAGTATGCCATATAACTTTAGTGTGTCTTCTATAGACTTCATTTCAGCTGGTTTGCACGACTATATTGTGAATTATGCTATTGGTAATTGGTATCTAAAGACAAATGCGGACGAAGCAAATGCCTATTACAAGATGGCGGAGGGTCTGTTGCCACAGATTTACGAGGCTATGAGCAAACGCACTCGCCATAGACGTGGCACAAGGTTTTAATATAAAGGAGGTTAATATATGGAATTAAAATGTGATGGTGGGTATTGTCAGTTTACAAAGTTGGCAAGCGACAGAGAACAGTTACAAGTAAGCCTGCTGTTTAAGCGTGATGAGCTGTTGCACGACATTAGTAACAATAGCTGGGTGCAAAGCGAAGTATCTGCTTCGGACAATACAAACGCAAAGCAAGAGCTTAAGGATATTGTGCAGGACGAAAACTTGGATAGGGTATTACGTGTTCTGCGATTGGCTCATCAGGAGTGCATAGAGCTGCTGTATGCTTATACACACACAGATATTGTAGGTGGTGAGCATTTGGACGATGCATTTGCAGACCCTAAGAACTACATTATAGATATGAAAGTGCCTACAACGTTCTCTCGCACGTCTTTAGAATATTTGGTTCATCTTATACACGAATATTTGATTTGTAGCGTGCTAAGTGATTGGGTAGGCATTACAATGCCTGAAAATAAAGTACTGTGGGCGCAAAGGTTGGAAGATATAACAGACAAGATTACGGCTACTATAAACAGGCGGAGTGGACGTGTGCGACGTTCGCAAAGTCCGTTTTAATTGTATATATTTTAAAATGGGGTATTCGACCTTGTTAAGCCGAATACCCCATTTACATTATAACACCTTATTCTCTCCCTCGTAGAACTCTACTGATGGATAACCTTTGGCAAGTATCTTCTGTTTTAACTCTTCGTTTACTGTACCAACTACATTCCTAAATATTAGCTTTGGTTTATGCTCATCTTGCGATACATCGGGTAGTATCTTTTCGGCAACGATGTTAATATCTAAGGCGTATTCTTTTCTATTTTCCTCGAACTCGAAACACTCCACCTTGCTATCTTTAATAGTTGCTAAATAATAGTAAACATTTTTGTTTGACATGATACTCTTGGTAATTCTTACCTTTTTAGCAACGCATTCTACGAATAATTTAGATGCGCTTTGGAGAATCGCATCTTGGTCGTTCTCAGGAATGCCATATCCAGCAAAAAATCCTTGCGCAGTTATAGTTATAGTGTTTACTATGGTATTATTAAATGAACTTGATATATCGCATTGTCCCATAGAAAATAAATCTAAGTCTAAATGTGGAGCATTCATACCCTCAAAGCAGCTTACTCCCGTAGGTGTTAAATAAGGGGTACTGAAGCAAACCTTTGCAAGTTCTAACTTCTCGTTAAAATCGGGGTCTGTTTCATTTGCTCCGTTCATATAACCACCCTGAAAAGTTGTTATCAAACTATCTATTTCGGTTATATTCTTTAAGAAGTAATCCAAAATTAAAGGACGTGCAGGGTCATTGCTTGTGTCTAACCCTGCCACCCACGCTGCTGCTTTCTTCTGTAGGTCGGTGTAGTGGTCGGTTTCTTTCTCCACAATCTTTTCTACCACTTTCTCTATCACAAGAGGCTCGGGTAATTGCAATTGTAGCGCATCTCCGTTATCCTCCACAAGCTCTATGTTGGTTGTGGTAGTTAGGTTCTCTTGTCTGATACCATCTTCGGTGTAGTCGGCATCGGGGTGATTTATAACAGCTGACACTATAAGCCTGCCTTTGGCAAGTCCGTGATTGTCGAAGAACATTATCAGCCGTTCTCCGTCTCGCTTGCAATGGCTATATACGCCTGCTTTGCGCTCTGCCTTGTACACAGTGAAACCTCCCTCTGTCTTTGCCGTCAATGTAAAATCGGCATCAGGAAAGTTCTCTGCTACGCCATTTCTAACTACTTTCACTTCGAGAGGAAAGTCGCTCTTGTAATTGATGCGAACAACACCGTCTTGGTGTTCTCCGCCCTGTCCTAATAATACTGTTTCCATTGTGTTTGTGTGTTTAAAAAGCAGCTGTGCCTATTCATCTCGAACTGGCAGCAGCCTGAAATAAAACAATAAATAATTATACAAAACAAAATTATGAAAGTAAAAGTCCTAACATAGTGCCTACGATACCGCCTGTTAGCCACGACACGATGCGTGTCCACTGCCAACGTGCGCCCTCCTTAATGAGTAGACGAAACGCTTCTACCATAAAGCTGACAACGCTCACTACTATTAGAGAATAGGCGCATACATTTATGGTTGGTGCGTCTGCTTTTGAAGAACTAATCGTTATAAAGAACGATATAAGTAAGCCTACTAAGGCTAATAAGATATTACTACTGCTTAAATTTTTCATTTTTATTTTCTTCTTTTTTTTATTATGAAACTATAAAATATCTGCTTTGTCGCTATCTGCCTTGCTGTTGGTACTCTTTAAATACTCGTTCAGGAAAGGTATTTTATCTACTACCTTTAAGGTTAATACGTAGTAGACGAAGCCTGCCACCTTCCACATCGTGGTATTCTCAATGAGCATCATACGCCAATTTCTTACTATATTTGTAGCGTAGAACCATATTGCCACACCACAAAGAGCCTTTACGACACCCAAAGTTTCCGCACCTGCATGCAAGAAATAGCCTGTAAGAAATATAGATGCTGTCATTACAAAAAAGACAGCACAATGATAAAAGAATACCATTGATTTCTTCAAATCCCATCTTTCGCCATGCTTAAGACCTGCTACCACACCAAATATGTAATTCAGTGTGAATACTATCAACATAGCGTACATAAAGTCCCTAATAGGAAAGAATAGACTTAGCATACCACTGATGATAGAACAGATAACATATTTGAATTGTTCTAAATAATTCATACTTCCTCCTTTCTTGTTTGATAGAATAGTATATTAAATAACAGCATCTATCTCGCTTTCAGTGATACGTGTAAAATTGTTTACCTCGTTCTTTACGCTGTTAGCAAGGGTTTTAGCATCTGTCCCCTCCTGTTTTGCTGCATCAATTAGCTTTTGTGTTTCCTCTCCACAATATGGCTTCCACGCTGTCCACGTGTTCTTTGCGCCTAATGGGTTGCCGTCTTTTAATATGTAATGACGAATATAGCGTTGTGCGCCTTGTGCCTCTTTAAAGCGAAAACTTTTAGTGCCGTCTAATACGCATCGTGTTTCAGCTATCTGCGTAATAGCAAGTGTAGCGTTGTCTGTAAACTCCTCTAATGTTCCAACCGCATACGTCTTGTTGTCTCCGTTTGTATAGGTAAGCGTATAGCGAATAACAGCTTGCATACCTGCGAGCCTCTTAACGGCTTCTAAGCCTGTGCCTGGTGAATAGTCTAAATTCTCAATATCAAGAGTTGGAAGCATTCTGTAGTCGTTCTTATACAGCTTATTTAAGGCTGCATTAAGTGTATCGCTTTCGCTAAGTTCGTTAAAAACGTTATCTGTATCAAGCGATGGAATATAGCCTGTGAGTGCTGTTACTACATTTGTGCCGTGATTTTCGGGAACAAACTTGTTTGGCTTGTTTTTCACTTTCGCCCAATCGACACTTTCGGCAACTTCGGCTGTAGATGCTGCACCTGCAACATAAGGTTCGTAACCAGCTTCGGAGTTAAGTTTGGTATCGTCCTTTACAAAATACATCTTACCGTTTAATGTAACTTTCACGGTGTCGCCATTCTGTACTTGGTCTGTTGTAAGTGCGAAACGTGCTGTGTCGTTTGCTACAACCATACAACGTTCCATTGCTGCACGTGGAATGTTGGCGAGTGGAATTTGTGTTGTTCCCCACTGAATGCCTGATGCTGCCACTCGTTCGGCTACTTCTGCGTGTCCCACTCGAACAGAACCTGCTTTAATCTTGCTGTTGTAATGTTTAAGACCTTCTAAATCTAAAAATTTTTTCTCTGCCATATAACTAAACTGTTTTATTGATTATGATTTATCCAATTTTCTCCTTTACTACATAAAGCGTTTTGCCATACAACTGACCATTCTGATATTGTGTTCCATAGCCATATAGACGAAACAGATAGGCTGAATTTGGTTGCAATGGTGTTGCGTCTCTCTTAACGTCTAAGTACCAGCTGAAATTGATGTTGGCTGTATTCGCTCCTGTTACAACTATAAATTCAAACGCCTTTCGGCTGTTGTCGGAGATAAGCTTCTGCTTAACGTTTATCCACCACGCCTGTCCTGCAGGATAGGTAAATTGTGAATTGTCAAGTATCGCAAGTTCGTTGCTGTCAAGCTCTGCTAAGAAGTTTTTGTTTGTTACAACTCGTTGCGTCTGCGCAAGGTTTTCTTTTATCTTGCGTGCGAAGTGCTTTAACCCTGCGATATCTAAGAAATGTCTTTCTGCCATAGTATTTGTTTTATTCGTTTACTATATTGTTTATCTCTTCCTCTGTGATGCGTGTTGCATCTTCTATAATCTCTGTCTTACTACCTCCTATAATAGGTAGCATTTTAGAGCCGTTCCACGTACACGCATTTCCATAAATGCGATGATAGAATAGTATGCCCACAGTTGGCTTGCGTCCATCGTGCGCAAGTTCTCCATAATCGTCAGCACCTTTCCAGTTAGTGTAATAGGTGTCTCCTTTTTGATACACAAACACGTTCTTAACTCTGTCCCACATAACGCCTTTCTTGTTTTCGGGAGTGAGAGTTAATCCGTTAGATGTATTGCTGTCTTCTGCGTCATCGGCTGCTGATAGTGAAACGGCTTGCACATCATCTACATATCCATCGAAAGGTAATGTGCTAACGTGTTGTTTTGTCTGTTCTAAATCGTCTTCTGTTGTTAGTTGTTTCCAATCGTTTTCATTCTTTGACCTGTCGGTGGTTGAGCATACATAGTATACACGCTTTTTTGTTTCTGCACTTAAGAAACTAATCATCATACAACGTTTGAACTCAACTCTGTTATCATCTGTAACAGTGCTTACGACTTCACGTAATGTGTATAATTGACCATTTGGCGATGCGTTGTATATTTCAAACATCATATCAAGACGTTCGTTAAGACGCACAAGTGTATCGTCTTTGCATTGTCGCCATAGCGTCCATTGATACTTCTTTATACCGCTATAGTCTTGCCGTAAACCATAGTTGCGCCAATAGCGTATAGGTTCTGAATACACGTGTCCGCCACCGACCTTTGTGCCATTTACCAAAAGACGTGTTTCTATTACCTCTGTGAGGACTTGTCGGAATTGGTCTGCATAGATGTGAAGTACACCTACATTTATACCATTCTCAACTATAGAGAGAACTGTGTGTTGGTTTTTCTCTTTAACAAAAGCAATAGCTTGTTCGGGTGTCGTTGGAAATTCGTTTAGCGTTTTTAACGACATAGTGGCTGGTGTGCCTTGTCCACTGCTGCCACCTGGTGTATCGGGATTATCGAAACTGAACCCTTTTACACGTAATATACCACCTACAATTAAATCGTTCTCAACGGCGAGGTCTCCATCAAAGGTGTTTGTAGTTCGTCCGCCTGTTGGCGTAGTGTCGCCCTTGCTTTGCCATATACGCTCCCATCTATTCCAAACGTATTCTATGCCGTCTATGAATAGATAGTCGCCCTCCTTACCACCATCGGGGTATCTACTATATACCTCTAAGATGTTTGCGAAATTGCCAAGATTGTTTTTCTCTTTAATTTTGTTGGCTGGTACAGTAACAGTAGGCTTCTCTTTCGTCCATTCTAATGATAACGGATTCCAATAGTAATTGCTATCGCCCACAATTACATAGTCGCCTTGTATGCCACCTAATGGGTGCGCTACGTGTACGGCTTCTAAACTTTGGTATGTTCCTAAAAGGTTGTCAGTCATAATATTATATTAATGTTTCAGTTCGGACAAGTCCATATAAATAGAATACATTAGTTTTGCTTGTTCTACTTCGGACAAAGAGGAAAGGACAAGATAGGCACAGTAGTATATCACAGCCTTTTCGAGTTTTTCGGATATACCGATATGTTCGTCTTCTATACGTGGTATAGGAATGTAGCGTGCCACCTTTACGGCTACATCGTTAGATGTACACGAATAAAATTCCAATATCAAACCAATAGGGTGTTGTACAATAGCTACAACAGGGCGTTGCGGATTGCCTCCTATTCCTGCAAAACGGCTGTTCTGCTGTTTGTATTCGGGGGCTGCATCTGTGATTGCTTCTGTTACGGGATAGCTCCAATCAGCCATTTGGAATATTAGTAATCGCAAAAAGTCTTCGGGGAGTTGTGTAAAGCCCCAGTGTTTTGTCTTTGACGAACTCCACGCTACGGCTGTACCTATGCTCTTGCCACTATCTAACAAATGGCGTGGAGCATTTACAGTTACTGCACGTGCCGCATCTTCTATCTTGCTCTCTATAAGCGTGTCTATGCTCAATGTGTCTACGTCTGTTAAACCAGCAAGAGGTGCGCTGCTATTGTTTCTGTCAATAACAGTTCGCACCTCGTTTACTAAATCTGCAACTTTGTATATCATTGCAATACAAGTGATTAAAGTCCTACAAAACGAATACCCTTTGTTTCTGCAAAGGCTTTTGCTGTTACCTTGCTGCGAAGCTGCTGTTTCTTTGCATCGTCAAAGTTCGATACTAAATAGTCTACTGCTTCTTCTAAGCTGCTCACTTCGACCTCTGTTAAGTTGTCTTCTACTACTTCTTCTGTGTTAGTAGGGTTTATCTCTGTATCCTCTGCTATTACTTCCTTTGGCTCTTCGATGTCCATTTCGCTAACAAGGATTATTCGTCCTTGTTTAAAGTGTCCGCTATTCTCTATTGCGAACTGAACTATTTCGTTGCGAGTGGTGAAAGTGGCAGGACGAATGCCTGTGCCTGATGCAAGTCCGCCCTCAAAATCAATATTCATAATTCGACCTGCAACGTTTAATAGAATACTCCATTCTATCATTCCATATACGCCATACGTTTTTTGTGTCATCGCTAAAAAGTTAAAAGGGGAGGCGAGCTTATCTCAACCTCCCCTTTGGTTACTAACATTTAAAAATTATCACATTATGAAATACACTAATTTACAAGTCTAATTCACCCTCGTACTTCTCCCAAGAGCCAGTACCGCCTGCAGATTTGTAAATCCAAGTTTCGCCCTTGTGCGCTTTAGCATTGATGCCTGGACAATCTACAAGTAGATAGTAAACTTTGCCGTCTACCAAGTCTGCGCCTGTTGGTGCTTGATTGGTTTTCCAAACTGTATAGCTTGTTGCGCCAGCTGCTTTTGGTGTACCTTCGCCGTTGATGAAGATGTGGCAAGCACCTTTGAGTGCGAGTGCGTCCCATACGATGAGCGTCTCACGTTTTGCTTCGTGCTCTTCTACATTCTCCGTATCGGTGTGTTCTGCGCTGCGAACATAGTGTACAAGACGGTCGCTTCCTAAGATTGCGGCACTGTTGCTGTAACCGATACGGTCGAGTGTTGGCTCGTGTTTAAAATCAAAGTCGCCAAATACAGTGTGGAAACGTGTAATGCTCCAACCTAAGTTATTGGTTTCGACTTTAATTTGCACTTCGGGGTGCTTTGAGAAGTCTATGCATTGAATATTCTCTAAGAAATTCTTACCGCACAAACAGATTGCGCCCTTTGGTACATCTGCGCCTGTATAGAAGAGTTTGCCAAGACCTACAAAGTCTTCGTACTCCCACTTTCCAATGTGCTCCATTTCACGTTTAAAGCTCCAACGAATACCAGTCATAAAATACACAATCTGTGTACCTGTCTTATCGTCCTTAACTGGCATTTTGCCACCACGACCAATCCACAAAGAACGGTTGGTTGTGTGCTTAAACTTACGAATAGAGTATTCGGCAAGCAACGCATTTGTAAATGGAATACGCTTCTTTTCACTATCGAAGTAGTCAGAAACTACACGTGTCATTCCTCGCTTCTGTAGAGTAACAAGTGTTGGCACAGGGACGAATGTGTCGGGAGGCACAACCTTTTGTGTTTCGTGTAGTGCTGTTGCAAGGATATCAATCTTTGCACCCTTTGGTATTGCTGGTGTTTGACAATACTCGTTGGTAGGACTTTGGCGTGGACCGTTTACACAACGGACGATAGGGTTGTCGCTGGCATCTCTACCTGTAACATAAAGCTGCAAGTCAGAACCTGCATCTTCTTTTGAACCGTCTTCTGTGTATCCATTTACGCCTCTTACTCTCAATGTTGAGTAGGTTTGAACATAACTCTTATCCTCTTCTGAAAGAGAAAGAGAGAAAGAAGCTGCTGTCCCTTTTGTTACCGCTGCAGTGGTAGTAACAGTTGAAACTTCCTCGTCCATTTGATAGTGCTGTACTCTGGGTGAACCTACGGGTACTTTCTTTGCAGCGAGCATAAGTGAACAAAGTGGGGTGTCATCGCTTTCGAACTTGGCAAGTTCGGCATCGACGTCTACCTCCATAAGTTCGCCAGGTCCAACGCCACCTGTTGCGGCTGCCATACCATCTACGGTTGTGGCTTGACCTGGTAATTGGGTTCCTAATCCTGTAGAGCCTGGTGCTGCTACAGGTGTTTTGTCTACTGTTTGAATAACTTCTGCCATACTTACATATAAATATTATTAGTAAAAAATTTATTTTGCCATTTCCGCATCGCTGAAAATAGTCGATTTGCGTTTTGGTTTTTCCGGTATTCCGTTTTGCCCTCCCATAGCTGCCATTCCATCTCCTGTTTTGCGGAGCTTTTCTGTTATCTTTGCGTTCTTGCCTCTTACTTCGGCTTCGTGGCTTGCTTCGGCTATGTCGGTGTCGTGGTTGAGTGCCTTTAGTGCCATATCCATTGTATCTCGTGTAATCTTACCGTTGATACCGTCTGTGATAATCGTCATAATAAACTCTGAAACGTTGTCGAGTTCTTCATCGGTTAGGTTGTTATCCTCCTGAAATTTAGATAATTCTTCTAAAGATACCTCTAAATTCTTGCTGTATTCCTCTTCCAACTCTTTGGACTTGCTAACCTTATCGAGGTATTCTTTGCGTGCCTCCTCTAATGCTTCTTGCTTGTCGGGGTCGTCTAATGCTTCTCTTACATCATCGCCAAACATACGAATAAGCTCTACTGCTGGGTCTGCGCCTTTACGCCAACTATTAAGGTAGCCTGCACTTCGTGGGTCGGCAGCAAACATACCCGCTAATTCGTCCTCGTGTTTCTTGTATTCTGCGAGTTGGTTCTCCGCATCGTCATAGTCTTCGCCAAGTCTACCATATAACACTTCTTCATCATCGAGGTTATCATCGGGATATTTGGTTTTCAAACGCTCCATAAAAAGTTCGCGCTTGTTTTTTTGGGGGGTATTTTTTTGTTCTTCTGCCATTGTAAAACAATATTTTGTAGTTGATAGCGCAAAAATAGACACATTATTAATGTTTATACTTTTAAGTATTAACACAAAACATTATCTTTGTAGTTGGGAACAAGTGCCAATATAACAGATAGTTATTTATATTGGTGTTTTATGAAAAACTTTGGGAGTGTATTTGAATACGAACAAGAGCGCAATAATAATCTATTACGGCTTTATCATCAACTTATATCAGAAGTAAAGTTTATTTGTTCGGAGGAAATTTACAGAAAAATGGCAGACAGTCCGTCTGACCGCTTTTGGGTGAGTGAAGAGCGTGCATTAATAGTTGTTTTGCAGATTATGAAAGGCGACACCTTGCTTGGTATGGGTAAGAATAAGCGTGATATGTTTTTTGAAATATATAGGCGAGCAACCATAATGAAACAGAAATATCCAACACTTAGTCTTACAAAGATAATGTTTAAAGTAGTTAGGCAACCTGCACCAAAATTCTACCTTACGGAGGGTTCTATTAAGGTTATCATCAGTAAGATTAAATCAAAATGGTACGAACGGAGACGGGTAAGAAACAAATAGATGTTCGAGTATCGAAGTTGCTTGTTGAAAACGACAAGCGTAACGAAACGAATAATCGTCTGTTTAATCCTATTACAGGCGAGGGGTCGATAGGGAAAAGAAAAAAGGTGGTTATAAAAGACCACCCTTTACCTACACAGTATCTACCTGTGGGAATGCTGAAAGTTCCTCTTGTTAAACTTATCGTAAAACACAAGTCTATGAAAGTGTTTTGCGAAAAGGAAATGGATACGGAGTACACGGAGGAAAACAGGCTTAAAATCATAGAGCAGATTGTCCGTATACGCATACAGTACGATTTTGCGTTTTGGGCAGCCTTGTTTGTGTACATCAAAAATAAAGGTGGTGGTGAAGATGTTTTGTTTCGTCTGACACGTCCACAACGCAGGTTTGTAGAGAAGTTGGAAGAACTTCGCCTTGCAAACAAGCCTATACGACTTATATTGTTGAAAGCCAGGCAATGGGGTGGTTCTACTACATCACAGCTGTATATGGCGTGGTTGCAGCTTGTTCACAAGGTAGGTTTAAACTCTCTTATCATTGCGCATCAAGGTACAGCATCAGACGAAATTAAGGATATGTTCGACCGTATGATTAAGGCATATCCGACAAAGATGCTACACAAGATAGGGGAGTATTACAACACTAACGAGCCTAAACTTGTTGGAGTAGGCAAATCGGGGGCGATATACAGAGTACCACAACGAAACTGTAAAATAAAGATAGGTACAGCCGAACGTCCTGACAGTTGTCGTGGTGGTGATTACAACTTGGTACACCTTTCCGAAGTAGGTGTTTGGAAAACTACAGATGGAAAGAAACCTGAAGACATAGTACGGTCTGCTTGTTCAGGTATTCAGTTAAAGCCGTACACGATGATAGTTTACGAAAGTACGGCGAATGGTACGGGTAACTTCTTCCAGCGTGAATATGACGCTGCAAAGAAAGGTGTATCACAATTCCTGGCATTGTTTATATCGTGGTTTGATATTGATATATACAGCTTACCATTTAAGAATGAAGATGAAAAAGCAGACTTCGCTATCGAGCTATGGAAGAATAGAAATAACACAAATGTTAGTAACGAGCGTGAAGAGAGTGGTAAATACTTGTGGTATCTGTGGGAACTTGGTGCAACTCTCGAAGCAATACACTGGTACGTGGAAGAACGCAAAGGAAAACCTGACCACGCTACAATGGCATCTGAATATCCGTCTGACGATGTGGAAGCATTTGTACATTCAGGCACAAGAGTATTTGACAAGTATTTAGTAGCGAAATTAAAGAAGTCTTGTTGTCCTCCTCAATTCATTGGCGATATGGTTGCCGATGGAGACGAGGGTAAGGACGCATTCAAAGGTTTGCGTTTTGTTGAGGACCATCAGGGTTGCTTGTGGATATGGAAGAAACCTGAAATATGGGCGAATGAAAGAGTTGAAAACCGATATCTTGTTGTTGTAGATATTGGCGGACGTTCTGCAAAAGCTGACTACTCTGTTATAACCGTATTTGATAGGTTTTATATGATGGACGGTGATAAGCCGTCAGTTGTTGCGCAATGGTATGGACACACCGATATGGATATACTTGCGTGGAAATCTGCACAGATAGCCGCCTACTATGACAATGCATTGTTGGTAATAGAGAGCAACACGCTCGAAACAAAAGACAAAGACAGAGTTATAGACGGTGTACAAGCTCCATTTATATTAGACCAAATAAAAGATGTATATCCAAACCTTTATGCTCGTAAGCAAAGTGCGGAGGCTATTGCGGAGGGTGCGCCAAAACGTTATGGTTGGCACACAAACGTATCTACAAAACCGATGATTATATCAACGCTTGTAAAGGTGATAAGAAAGCAAATGTACGTAGAGAGAGACGAACGCTGTATTGATGAGTATCTGTTTTATGAGCGTAAGAAAAACGGTGCATTTGGAGCAATCGTTGGCAAACACGATGACTTGTTGATGACACGAGCAATAGGGTTGCATATTTGCTACTATGAAATGGAGATACCAAAGATAATATCAACAATAAAGAGTGCTGCTGAAAGCAAGACACACAAAAGGGTTTTGTCAGAAGCAACAATATAGGAGGTATGTATGATTTTAAAGACATCGATTTCGATGGGTTTATGTATAGACAGAAACGACAAAGGTTGCATAATCGCAACCTTTGTTTTTATTATGAGGCTTTAAGCATATTGTAGCCCTTGTTTACAGCGTCCATATCTGCACCTTGTTGAACTTGCTGTTGTAATTCGGGCGGTAGTCCGTTCGGTGTTCCTCCTTGCTGTTGCATTTCTGCTTTCTGTGCCTTTATACTCTGTAACAGTTCGTCGGCAAATGGGAAGTCTCCGTATTCGAGTAACTGTTCCAAATTGATTTGTCCACTTTGCCAAATCTGCATTAGGAAATCGTTGGCAACTTGTCTGAATGCTGGCGTAGATGTACTCTCTACTATGCTCAAATCAAATTCAACGTCTCGAATTAATTTAGGGTCGTAGACAACTATCTGTCCACTCTTGCCTGCAATGTTGAATACACGTTTGCCATCGTAGAACTGTTGCATATTCTTAACGTCCTTGTAAGCACCGTCCACAATAAATTGGCTGAATGTTTCGAGTAGGTCTAACAGAGTTGTGGTTGCGTTCTGCGCCTGCTGCGCATAGAGAGAACCGCTTGTTGTACTATATCCAGGTTTACCTTGCAATGCTCCGTGAATACCTGAAATATCCTCAAAGAACTTAAGCTGTATGTTGAGTAGTTCTGATATGCCTATGTTTGTAGAGTTTACAGCAATCTGTTGTGGAATAGGTACTCCTGCTTTTGGCTTGTAGGCAATGACACCATTAAACCTGCTCCATTCGTCTGCAATTTCTTCCACAGACATACTCCCTAAACTCTGTTCAGGCACGAGTAAGACACCTTTCGCACTTGACCGCATTATCCAGTCGTATAACGTAATTAGTCGGTTGGTGTATCGCTGCTGGTCTATCACGTCATTTACGAATGAATGTATCTCTCCATCTATGAATGGATAGGCTTTGAATACGTATGGGTAGCTCTTGTGTTCGTATGGTGTTTCTCCCTCATCGAGGATATCTCCGAATGGTGTTAGATAGTAGTAATACCAATAATCGTCTATAAACCACGTGGCACGCAAGAAAGGTACATCTTCTAAATCCATACCAGCTTCTATTGCCTGTTGTTTTCTCTCTTCGTTTATAGAGAGAAACATTCGTTGGTAGTCTTCTACGTCTATCTTGTAAATATCTCCATTGTTAGGGTCGTGGATGCGATAGCGTGGTTTGCTTTCCTTGCGCCACACCTCTATTACCCTGCAAAGATTGCCGTCTCTGGGCATAAAGAAACTAATATCTGTATCGTCCGATACTCCAAAGCTTGTAAAGTTGCTTACGATATTCTGTTGTTCTTTTGCAGCCTTGTATATTTCGGATAATTTATAATAGTCTTCGGGTGTTTTTGCAAACTGCCCGCACAGGGTATTGAAACTGACATCGTGAATTTCTCCTATACAACTTGCGTCCCACCCTCTGAAATCACGCATCTTGTTGTCAATGAAGAAATTGTTAGGCTGTACATAATCTGTCCAACAGTCTAATTTGTTATTGCGCCAGCCGTACCATTTGCGGTGTACAATGAAACCACTAATCAAAAACTCCTCAATGCTCCGTGCGCTTATTTCGTCCATACGGTTAAGCTGCCTATTGCATTGTAATATAGTAGACATCGTTTCGCCAATACGCTGTTCGTCTCGGTCTCTTGCTACGCATATAGGTTCTTTGCTCTGGCTTCTGTAAACGCCTAACACGCTGCGCACCAAACGCCTGATAAGGTTGTTTTTCAATGGTACGTTTCCTTGTTGTCTAATATATTCGGCTTCCGTTATTCTTTTGCCATCTACACAAATGACATCTTCCCATTGCCTGCCATACGCATATCGTTTATTTCGCTCACGTTCTTTGCGAAACTCGCTCATATTCATATAGTATTGTTGTGCTTGGAATAGTACTTCGTAAGCACGTGCCTTGTTATTGAGTTTTGAGTTTGCAACGCTGTCCATTGCACGTCTGTCTTTAATAGAACAGACACGTTTTACACTTAACAGTTTTTCTTTCTTTGCCATAAAAATATATTTTTATCTGTCGCAAAGATATGAATGCGAAATATTTAAGTGCAGTTAAGTATTAATTTAGGTATGTGGATTATAACACCGAAGCCCTATGTGGATTTATAGGGCTTCGGTGTGCTGTTACTTCTTTTTAAAGAGTTTGTTCATTTCACGAATGATACGCATTGTTGTTTCTTTGTCTTCGCTAATAAACTCTTCTATGTCATTATCTTCTTCACCATCTAAACGCTGTTCTTCGTTTTGTTTGAGGCTTCGTAATGAATACTTCAGATTATTGCTCAACTCGCTAAGATTATCTCCTAAATAGTTGAAATCTTCCTCACGTTTAGCGTGCTTTCCTTTTTGCTCACTTTCTACTGTCTCCATCATATAATGACGTAGTCCTGTGAGTGCCTTTTCGACTTCCTTTTTGTCGGTAGTATTGTCTATGTGGTTCAATGTTTCCTTTAGCAAGTCCATTGGCTTTTTATATGCCTTTGCTATTTTATAGCGTTGATATTCAGGACTTTTAATTAAATCTGTTATCATTTTTGCATATTCCATTTTACCCATTTTTACCTGCTTCTTGTAATTGGAAAGTCGGTACTCTGTCTCTTCTGTCTCTTCCTTGAAATCTTTGTAGCTCCCCTGTGCGCTGCTTCTCACGCTTCGTTCGTCGAGCTGCTGTACAAATCGGCTGGCAACGGGTATGTCTCTCCAACGTATCTCTTTTGCATCTCCGCTAAAGCCTTTATAAAGCAAGCTACTCATCTGTGTAACGAATGTTGCAGGTCCTCCAAAGTAACCTTTTACAAAGTGGTTTATAACATCGGGATTGAGACTGACTGCCCCCTTGTCTACGTCATTTCCGCCTGTTAGGCTGTTGAGGAATTTTGTAGCTTCTATGAGTACTGGTGGTGTGCTGCTGAATGCTTTAGTCCAACCTGGCGCAATCTTCTTATTCTCATTGTCGTTATATACCTTTCTGCCGAAGTAGTCTGTATTAAACATATACTGTGCAACTGGCTGCAGAACAGTAGGTGTAAGCGTTATGGACAAGTTCCCACCGTTGCCTGTGAAGTCTATAGGTAATAGTCCTGTAAAACCCTCTACGGCTTTTTGCAGTCCGCTTGAGAACGTTTCCTTTCCAAACAGAATAGATGCTGCTATTTCTCCCATACCATAGAAAGGTCTTAACTCTTGCGGCAATGGAATGCTTATGAATGTTTTTTCTAAGAATGGTATACGTAACACGATGTTGTTTCTGCGAACCCAATCCATATTGTCCCAATACTTATCATCATCGCCACCACCGCAAAGTGCTGTAAGGAAAGCGTTGAGCATTGGCACTCCAAAACCCAAAGCACCGAACTTGGATATTATAAGCATTGTGCGTGCTGGGTGCTGCTTTAGCATCGTGCCGAAATTGTTTATGGACTGCACGGCTGCATTGAAGAAGATATAAGCGAAGTTCATAAACCTGCTGCCCATTTCTCCGCTGCCTTTCTTATTGAAGTTCACAGTAATGTCCTTTGCATCGTAGATGGAATCAACGATATTCTTACCTTGCTGGCGGCTCGTCATAAAGGTAACAAAGCGGCTGAAATCTTCTGCACTTCGATTGGCGAACTCTACGGCATTGATGAATGACTTCCACCCACGTTTTGCGATGTTTGCTTTGTTTCCATTGATGGCATCTTTTACTTCTTTCTTTATGCTCTCTATGTCTCGCAAGGCTGTGAAACCAGTTTCGCCACCCCCGCGCATAAACTCATCGAAGTAACGTTCTGTCTCGTTATTTAAATCGAGTGTGCCGTGTTCCCATTTGTACACAAGTCGTGGCAATGCTCCACTAAAGAACAAGTTGCGTGCATTCTTTGAGGCTTGCCGCTTGTATTTCAGTCCATACTTTATATACACAGCTTGTGAGGCAAATAGTTGGTCTCGTGTAAAGTTGGTAAGTACGAATGCTGGAGAAAAGCTTGTATACACGCCTGACAAGAAATTCTTTAGCTGTGCTGCTCCTATTTTAGCCCATTTAGGTAAGTCGCTGCCTTGTGTGTCGGGGTTTGTTAGACCGTTTACAGCTTGTGCTACTGCCGGGTTCCCGTTGATGTAAATGATGTACTCTTTTCCACCACGCCATACCTTAATGGTGTGCTCTGCTCCCTCTCCGTTGATTACACGCTTGTCGAGTTTCAGACCGTTGCGCTGCTTGATAGCTTCGCCTTGTTCGGCTAATCTTTGCATCTCCAATTCGTGTTCTTCAATAATCTTGCTTATCTCATCGGGGGCTGCATTTGCTGGTATGTTTGCATCGCTACGCTCCCATTCTCCTAACGCATTTTTGATGTACCATTGTTCGCCAACTGTAGCAAGACTGGTAGGGTGGTTAAGCACGAAATTCAGAAACGTCTGTTTCATCTTGTTTCTGTTGGCTTCAATTATACTACGCTGTGCCATAGATGCGATTATAGCCATTGGGTCTTCGGCAAGCGATGTGCGCCCCTTTGCTGTTTTTGTAAGTGGTTTCCCCTCGTAAGAGCGATTGTTGTAATATGTATAAACATCGTCTGCGGTAGGTTCAGCCCACCCACGCAAAGGAATGTAATACTTATACATATTTAGAATATGCTCGTACGTATCCTTTGTCATTATGCCGCTTTCATAACCAGTCTTTAACGTCTGTTTTGTGGCTGCATTGACTTTGCTCCAAAACGCTGTAACTTTCGGCATTGCATCAGGCGTTTCTACAGCATCTACAATCTTTTGTGCTTCGTATTCGGCTTCCGCAACATCTTCTTTGCCTGTGAGTTCGGTAAGTCCAGAGTAGTCTTTGTTGGTGTGGACTTCCAATGCCTTGTTGTATACATTTGTATACTTTTCTTGTGCTTTTTGTATTGCTGCTTCATTTTTGCTTGTGGGGTCTTCGTTGTAAGCCGCCTGTGCATCTTCCAAAGTTTTCTTTGCTTTCAATACATTTTCATCGTTCTGTGCTGCACGCTTGCCCATATACTCGTTACGCTCCAAGCCGTGCTTTGCTACCATATACATATTGAGTGCATCGTAGTCCATTCCTACGGCTTCGCAAAGCTGCTGCGCTGCCGTGAGCAATGGGTTGTAGTAATCACGGTTGTAAACTTCGCCGTCTGTTTTGTTTTTGGAGGTCATTGCGTTTTCGGCTTTGTAGGTGTCTTCGTGTGATGCCATCTTGTCGCCTGTTGCCTCGAGTACGCTGTTTGTGAATGACTTCAATGCAAGCATACTGTCTACGTACGATTTGTAGAAACGTCTAAAGAAGTTGTGCGTTTTTGGCACAGAACCTATATTGTCGGGTTCTTTTGTTTCCTTTTCGTAACGTGTGCGTGCATCGGGCAGAACTTCTGTTGCGGTGGGGTTTATGCTGCTTCGATACAAAACATTGTCTGTCGCCTTGTCGGCATAGTTGCCAGCTTTCAATCTGTATTGCATTGCAATATCTTCTGCCTTGTCGAGTATGCTGTGTTTGCCACTGTTTTGTAGGTTCTTGTAACTACGCCATAGTATATAACGTAGGTCGTTGTCGGTGATGTTAGCGTGGTGCAAACCAAATGCGCTCATTATTTCTCCAAAGAGTTGTTTGATGCGCTGCCACAGTGTGGGTTTGATTTGTTCGAAGTTGGTATCTTCTGCCATTGAGGCAAGATATTCCTCTGTTGCCGTGCGTATGTTCCAGCCGTGTTTTGCTGACAGGTGGGCTATTTGCCGTCTTATTTCGATGTCGGCTTTTGCAAATACGGTGTCGAGGAAGTTGTCGAAGTTGTCTCCAAAGAGTTCTCTCAATCCGTGATGCGCTACTGCTTCGTGGAGTACTGTTTTCTCTATGTCTGCAATGTCGGTGTGATTGCCTGCCACTACTACGATTTTACCTGTGCGCTTGTTGTAGAAACCTTTTGCAGTGGCTTGCTCGCCATTGAGGCTGCTGCCATCGGGTACTATTTCTACGTTGTTAAGATGTAAGTTTTGCACAACACTTTCTGCGTGGTTGGTAAGTTCTTCTGTATTGGTTGTGGGCTGTGTGGTGGCGGTTTGTTCTCTCCATCGTTGGCTATACTTGTCAATGTCTAAGTATTCCTTTATGTGTTCGCCTATTGCCTTGCGTAAATCTTCCTCGTAATTGTTATAAGCATCTAAGGCGTTTTTGGCTGCAAGATAGTCGGGATAGTCTTTTGCTAACATCTCTCGTATCTTCTCTTCCATTTGCTCGTTGAGAGAATGCAAGTAAGCGTCTCTTTCTTTCTTTTCTTCTTCTGTAGCATCTGCATAGCCTTTAAAGCCTGTAAACTGGTCGTATTTTTCTATCTGCTTGTGTCTCCACTCTCTAATTGGATTTGCGGCTGTTTCTGCTTCGCCATATTGTGGCATTTCATATTCGTGTTCGTACTGTGGTTTCTCCACTTTATCTATCAGTGGCTGTTTTGTTTTAGGGTCGATACCTTTGCAGAGTGTATCTACCTCTTTCTTGTGTTTGAGATAATCGTCTGCAAACTCATCTTCTGTCCAGCCATAGAATGGTGTTTTGTTGCCGTACATACTGGTATGATGCCACTCTGAATTGTTGATGAAACCAAGACTTGTTAGCATATCGAGCGACTTTGCTGTTATGTGGTATTCTCTTCTAAATTCAGTTTTTGGATATCTGCCCTCTTCTTTAGCTTCTGCAGCACGTTTGCTCATTGAGTAGCCTACGTAACCACTATTACCACCGAAGACGGTGCGGTAGAGGATATCGTCTTCTGTGGTAGAGAAATTGCCGTTATTGCTTGTTGCACTCTTTATTTGATTGGGGTTTGTTACTACATAATGGACAGTACCATTTTCCTTTGGTACGATTTCGCTTGACTTGCCTGTAACCTCATAAACGGAGCTGACAACATCTTTAAAGTTTCCACTTGCCGAAATTAAAGAATTCACAAGTTCGACATCGTTGTCAGAGTATGGATATTCGCTTTCTGCGGCTTCTCTTATCGCCCCATCTATTCCGACATCGTAATAATTGGCGTAATTTGAAATGAACCAATGCTCACCGTCTGCTGCTACCTCCTTTTCGTCTATACGCTTTATGATATCGAACAGCTGCCTTTTTGTTATTGTCTTTTCCTTTAAACTCAAAGGGTTGTCTATGTTGAGGAATACCGAAAGGACATTGCCGTCCTTGCCAAAAGAATTGGCATAGTCCTTATCCGTTGTGAAATAAAAGCCTCTTCCGTCTGACGTTCCTGTGCTGCTGCCAATTCTTGCTGTATCGAATTTAGTAAACTCGTTGTTTGAACCGTGGTATACCACCATAGGTTCTCCATTTTCATCAACAACTTTTGATGAGTTTGTTTGGAGGATTGAAAGTAAACGCTTATCTTTGCCAACAGATGGAGGCAGATTGTTCTCGATACCAGCTTTTTGTATTGTTGGAATTATCGAAAGCAGTTTGCCTTTTTCTATGCTTGACAATTTGTGGTCGTAATATCTGTCGCCATTGTTTTGCACTGCCACTACGGCTTTTACAGTATAAGATGTGTTCCCTATTTTCAGTCCACAAACATAATATCTAAATGACTTGACGCCTGGATATCTTTCTGCATCTTCGTTTGGAGCTTCATCTACGAATATAGCTTTTTCTATAATCTGTGGAATTGCAGCGATGCTTTGCAGATGTTCTATGTCCTTATAGTCGTGCTGTAATATTTCTCGCATACCACCACGACTATTACCACCAGTTAAGGCAATAGTTTCCCCTGTATCTTTGTTTGTATATTCGCCACGCAAATTCTTGCCATATTCCAAAGCATTCTTCTTGTATTGCTTCAAGTCGCTGTTCGGTTCTATTTCTTCTCCCGTAATCTTCACAGCTTTGCTCCTGCGCAACTTTTCTATACGTGCTGCCTTTTCCCAGTCTCCAAACCATTTTTTGAAAGCTTTGGTTCTTACCTGTGCCCACTGCTTCTCGCTAAGATTGGTAGGCTTGCCGTTGGAGGCTTTCATATAAGTGTCGTTTGCCTTTGCAGTTTCGACAATCTTCTTTTCTTCATCTGACAGACTATTGTCTACTATCTGAAAACGTGGGTCGCTTTTTGCTTTGTTGAAACGTTTGCTAAGCGGTATGACGTTTCCTTTATCATCGTAAGTTACTGCATCGGGTAACTTTCGGTTGTTCTTTGTGTTGCTGTAAAGATAGTCCTTGTCGTTTATAAAATCATCTTCGTTGCCATAACCGAACTCTGCAATATCGTTGCCATCGAACCACACGTCAGAGATAGGAACTTCTTGTTCTATGATGCGGTATTTGTTGCCCCAGCCGTGAACACGTGCGTTTTCTACTGCATAGGCGTAACTTGGCGTTACCCAGTCGCCATTGCGAAAACTGCCCTCCTTGATAGATGATGGAACACTGCGGTACATTGTTATGGTTTGCCGTTTGTTTTGGAAAACCTTTCTAAGGTTTTCGATGGCTTCCTTTCTTGCATCGTCAGCGTGGCGGTAGCTGCTGTCGTTTGTAAGGTAGTCTAAGTTCATAGGGTCGATGCCACTATTAACATAATCGTCTAAGCTGGTATCGCCATCGAACTCGTCGTTTTCGTATGCTTCCTTGCGTTCTTCTTTGTAAGGAAGTAGCCATTACCATAAGGTGCTGCGCCATTAAAAGCTGATGAGCCTTGATATTCTGAATTAGGAACGTATCCATTTTGTACTGCGGCTTCGTTTACCATTCGTTGAGCCGTCTCCATATCGCCACGTTCTACGGCATCGAGGTATAGCTTGTCTCGCTTTGCTATTTCTTCATTGTCTTCTTCTGTAAGCTTTGTATTGTTTAGCAAGTCGTACAGTATTCTGTCTGTAACTTCTTCAATGTTTTTAAAGTCTTTGATGCCGAATACGTTCTTTCCTACCCAGTGCCAGAACTGTTTAAGTGCTCTTTTCAGGTTAAGAAGAACAGTTGCGGCTTCCGCTTTTTCAAAAACACCTTTAGCTTCATCTATAGCCCTTTGTGCTTCCTCCTCCATTTTTGCAGCATTCTTTTTGCCGCTGATACGGCTTA